AAAGTATAAATGTAATTACTAGAGGTAATGCAGTACCTACGGTGTTACTATTAACAGATGAAGAAACGAATACAACTGAAAGTATAACAATAGAAAGCTATACAAGTGGAGACTATTACGATACTTTAACAGCTACATTTGCATTAAAAGAGGGTAGGTTTTACACGTTAAAGCTACAAAACTATGATAATGACGACTACTTACAAGCAAATGATTTTAGTTTCATTCTAACTAGCCAAAACGATAAACTAGAAATTAACGGATATACAGGTACGACTGAAGTTCTACATTATGCAAAGGTGTTTTGTACAGACCAAACAGGAGGGTATTCAGTTAATGATGGTGTATATCAACAAAAAAATAGTACAAACGACTTTATATATTTATAATGGATAATTTAAAGATTTTCAATCTAGCAGAACATAAACGACCTGAAATAATTGAGGATAAAAGAAAAGATTGGGTAACGTGGGGAGACGAAAACAGTTACTTTAGTTACTTAATGGATAGGTATAAAAATAGTGCTACAAACAACAGTATTATTAACTCTATTGTTAGATTAATGTACGGTAGAGGATTGAGTGCCAAAGACGCACAAAGAAAGCCTAACGAGTATGCTAGTTTAATGTCTATCTTTGGTAAAAAAGATGTTAAACAATTATGTTTAGATTTAAAGCTATTCGGTAAATGTGCCATTCAAGTACATTATTCTAAAGATAGAAAGCTAGTTAAGAAAGCATATCATATTCCAGTTAATTTATTAGCACCTGAAAAGTGTAATGAAGATGGAGATGTAGAAGCATATTACTTTAGTGATAATTGGAACGATGTAAGGAATTACGAACCTAAAAGAATACCTGCATTTGGTACTTCAAATGAAAGTGTAGAGGTTTTGTATATACAGCCTTATTCGGCAGGAATGAAATACTTCGCTCACGTAGATTATCAAGGAGGTGTTGATTACACATTATTAGAAGAAGAGATATCTGATTATCTAATTAACGAGGTGCAAAATGGTTTTAGTGGTACAAAGGTTATTAATGTAAATAATGGAGTACCTACTGAAGAGCAACAAAGCTTTATAAATGCTAAGATTAAACAAACTTTAACAGGTAGTAAAGGACAAAAGGTAATAGTTTCATTTAATGACAATAAAGATACAGCTATTACAGTTGATGATATTCCTTTAAATGATGCTCCTGAACATTACCAATATTTAAGTGAGGAGTGTATGCGTAAAATAATGCTATCACATTCGGTAACAAGTCCACTTATTTTTGGTATTGCTACATCAACAGGATTTTCAAGTAATGCTGATGAATTGCAAAACTCTTTCAACTTATTTGACAATATGGTAATTAAACCATTTCAAGAGATGTTGTTAGATGCGTTTGATAGTATCCTGGAATATAACGGCGTATCTTTAGACTTATATTTTAAAACTTTAAATCCATTTGAGGGTGAAAAGTCAGAAGAGCCTACACAGTTAAGCAAACAATTCAACTTAGAAGATTACTTAAACGAGATAGGGGAGGATATTCCTGAAGGCTACATAGTAATAGATGAAAGAGATGTTGAAGAGGTAGAAGATGAAGATGTTTTAAACGCTTATTTAGAAGAATTAGAAGCTGAATTAACTAAAGAAGAACCAACTTTAATGTCGAAAGTTTGGAACTTTGTAAGTACAGGAACAGCAAGACCAACAGCAAGAAGTAAGCAAGATAAGTTAGTTAAAGATAAATTCTTTAAAGTTCGTTATAAATATACTGGAAATAAAACACCTGAAAGGGAATTTTGCAAGGCTATGATGAACGCAGGTAAGCTATACCGTAAAGAAGATATTGATAAGATGGCTTCAGTAGCAGTAAACAAAGGATTCGGAGAGTTTGGTTCTGATACTTACGATATTTTTAAGTACAAGGGCGGGGCTCGATGCAGACATAAATTTCAAAGAGTTACTATGATGGTTGACTTGAATGAAGATAATCCTGAATGGAAAAAGATAGGAACTAGAGCAGCAGAGATTAAAGGTTTTAAAGTTACTAATCCATTTGAGGTTAGTGTATATCCTAACAACTTACCTTTAAAGGGTTTTAGTCCAAATAACAAGAATTTACCAAAAGACGTTAAATAATGGCAGAAGTATTATTAATAGAAAGAGCAGACATTGTTAAGTATACACCACTAGATGGGAATACTGATACTGATAAATTCATTCAGTTTATTAAGATTGCTCAAGATATACACATTCAAAACTATCTAGGTACTGATTTACTTAACAGGTTAAAATCAGACATTGAAGCAGGTACATTGTCAGGTGTTTATTTAGACTTATTAAACAACTATGTTAAGCAAATGCTTATTCACTGGGCAATGGTTGAATATTTACCTTTCAGTGCTTATACAGTAGCTAACAAAGGAGTATTTAAGCATACAGCAGAAAGTTCTGAAACGGTACAAAAGAATGAAGTAGACTTTTTAATTGAAAAGCAAAGGATTACAGCAGAGAACTATAGCCAAAGATTTGTAGATTATATGAGTTTTAACTCAAGTTCTTTTCCTGAATACCATACTAATTCAGGTGCAGACGTTTATCCGATTAGTAACACAAATATAGGAGGTTGGTATTTATGAGAGATAGGTATAAAATGAAAGCTAAAGACGTTAAGAAATTGCAAGAATATGCGATTAAGTTAATGCAACAAAAATATAATAAAAAGGTTAATTAAATATGTGGGGAGAAGCAGTATATAATCTAATTGGTTTTGGTAAACAGTCAGATGATGGCGATAATATAGTAGATGAAAATAGTGGATTCCTACTATTAGATGAAGCAGATGGTACTGCAATAACAGAAGATTTAAGTTTAAACTGGGGAGGCTTTGGTTTAGCTTACGACAATTCATGGTTTGGACAAACAAAATACGAAAGATAAAAAATGGCAACAAAGAAAATAAGTCAATTAACAGCAAAAGCAGCTAATTTAGAAGCTAACGATTTACTAATAGTATCTGATTATAACGGTAGTACATACGATTCAAAGTATGTAACAGGTGCTGAAGTAATGCAAGAGGTTATTCAATTAGCAGTAAGTGATGAAACAACAGCATTAACAACAGGAACAGCAAAGTTAACTTTTAGAATGCCTTTCGCTATGACTGTAACAGAGGTTAGAGCATCATTAACAACTGCGGGAACAACTTCAGGGACTACAACAATAGATATTAATGAGGGAGGTGTTTCAATCTTATCTACATTATTAACAATCGACTTTAGCGAAAAAACTTCTACGACTGCGGTTACTTCAGCAGTAATAAGTGATTCAGCATTAGCAGACGATGCAGAGATTACAATAGATATAGATGCTATTAGTGGAGGTGCAACTGAAGCAGGTTTAAAAGTTACATTAATAGGTAATAGAGCGTAAATATGTTTTTAATTAATCCTTATATATATAGTAGTTCAGTCAGCACAGATTTTATAATGACCGTAGATACTACATTAAGTGGTGTTACAACAGATTTTAATTTACGTATATATACAACTGGGACAGTCCCATTAGATGGTGTTGTAGATTGGGGAGATGGTAGTACAGATAACTGTACATCTTTTGGTTCGTCAGGTATTACTCACTCTTATTCAAGCGGTGGTGTTTATACGATTACTATTAGCGGTCAGTTTGGAGGGTTGTATTATACAGCGGGTACGCCTGAAAAAATAACTGATATTCAACAATGGGGTAATTCTAACCAGTATGAACGAATTAACTTAGCTGCTGCTACAAATATGGTTATAACAGCAACTGATACACCTAATACATCATTAATAACTTTAGCAGATGGTGCATTTTCTGGTTGTTCATCTTTAACGACTATTCCTAACTTTAATACTTGGGATATGTCAAATGTTACAAGTGCACTGCAATTCCTATATAATGCCACATCTATTACTACTTTTGATATGTCAGGTATGGATTGGTCAAGTTGTACTAACTTTGGAAGTGGTGGTACAAATGGATTTACTAGAAGTTTAGGTTCTTGTACTTCTTTCGATGTTACAAATATGATATTAAATAGTTCTTCTAATATTTCAATGTATAGAATGTTCAGAGATATAGCAGATGATGTTATAGTAGGATTAGATACTTGGAATATAGAAAAAGTAAATGTATTTACTGATTTCTTACTAGGTGCAAAAGTTTCTACAACAGAATATGATAAGCTTTTAATTAGTTGGGCGGGTCAAAACGCAGTAGATAGTTTAGCTGTTAATTTCGGAACTTCACAATATACACTAGGTGGAAGTGCAGCAGCAGCTAGAGCAGATTTAATTTCAACGGATTTATGGACAATTACCGATGGAGGTGGAATATAATAATTAAGACATGATAATAGTACCTATAACAGAATTAAACGAT